CTGCTGCCAAGTTGGCCTCACCCTGCTTAATCGCAAGGGTGGTGTAATCAGGCGCTGGCGGCGGTGCCGGTGATTTTTTGCCCATACCGAGCCTCAATAAAACGACACCGATCGGGTGTCTGCGTCATAAAAACAATGTCTCCATCGGGAGCGCCATCTTTTATTCGCGCTTCCTCAGAAAACCCCATTTTTGCGACCAAATTGAGCGCTCGGGTATGATTGCTCGAAATCGGCCCAATTATCTTATCAACATTTGCGACGTTGTACGCATAGTCGTACACGGCAGCCACATACGTCGGCGTTACCTTTTGCCAGGCAATGTGGCAAACAATCGATCTGCCGTTCCACAGCTCAAAGATCGTGCCGGCAACCAGGCGCCCATCGCGCTCAAGGCCAATAGCGACTGATCGCTCCGGCCAAAAAGCGCCATCGGTTTGCGCCGCCGTCCAATGGCCCACATCGGGGCCGTTGACTATATGCCAGCCCATCCTAGTTGATACACCACGTCCGTTGATGCCCACTCGAGCGTGACGCCCAAGCTGCTGCTGTTGAAAATAATGCCGCCGCAATAGCCTATGCCGGACAATCCAACCACGTTGTTGTTGGCAATCTGGTTGCTGCCCCAATAGCCCTGATCCCATTTCGATACGTCCCAAATGCCGTAATTGGTCGGGACAAACGACAGGGCGCCCAGGAAATCTTCCGTCTGAAAATCTACCGCAATACCCACGCCAATCGTCGGCTGGCCATTGCTGTAGGTGGTCGTACGGCCGCGGGTGAAATACTTAACCACGCCGCGGGTGTCGAAATAGTTAAATGCCTGCAGCGCCCTAGTGTTTATGGCTTGCCCATCATCGGCATAGCCTGGCGAGCTGCTTTCGGTTGTCCATGCTCGAGCTACGTACCCATCGCCCCCAAAATACGGGTTGTCATTTAGGCTGGCCCAACAGTTGGCATTCCAGTTGGTAAATCGACACCAGGCTTTTGTGATGTTGTTCATCACGAATTGCACCTGGCCGCCGGTCGAGGCTGGAATGTTGACAATTAGCGCGTTGTTTAACGGGTGATACAACATGCCCCAGCCAAAGTTGTTTTTGTACGCTTTGGCTGCCTGGGCAAACGCGCCCTGGATTTTGTCCGACAGCGCGACATTGGGATCAAGCCTCGAGCTTTGCAACGCTGAAGCCATTGGGATTAACCCGTCAAGCGTCAAAACCAGCAAATCGCCGCCGTATTTGAGCAGGCAGCGCTTGGAAATTGGCGAACCAACGATCCAGACGCCGATCAACGCCCAGGTTGACGCGCTTGAGGGATCGGTGCCGCGGTACACGATCACTTCGCCCTGGTCGGTGACAAATACCAGGTTATCGTCCACGCCATAGCCGGCATCGATCGTCCAGGTCGCCATGGCTGCAATGCTGCCGCCCAAGTTGGCAACCGACGACAGATCCAGCGCTGCAGCTGCTCCGCCTACTGATGCGGTTGGCAGATACCAAGCTTTGAGCGTGTCTTTTTGAATAAACCACATCCTGTTCTTAAACAGGGTGGGCGCCGTCAATGTGGTGGTGGTGACGCCTGTTATCGCCGGCGTCGAGGCGCCATCGATGGCTGTCCAGGTTGTACCGTCAAACAAGAGCGGCTTATCGACACCATTTGCCGCGTACAGGTAACTGCCGCCAGCGGTTGTAATGTTGGTGTATTCCCAGCGGCTGTTCGATAAACCGGAAACTTTAGCTGCCCCAACCGCTCCGGCCGTTGTTACGTCATAAATGTTACCGCCAACCACCGCAAACAGCTTATCGCTTGCCCCAGCGCTATACGTCATCAGGGTTTCGATCTGTCCGGTCATGCCGGTGGCATGTTTGGTATAGCCGCCGCGCAGCGTCACGCTCGATACGCCTGGAAACAAGTTGTCGAGCGTCACGGCATCGGTCGGCGCCATGTTGGCTAGGGCATCTCGAGCGTTCCAGCCGCCAACAGGCGCTGGCAGCGAAGCCACATTGGCTTGGGTGCGCTGAATAAACCGGCGACGAACAGGCGAGGCCATTTAGGTGCTCGTACCGTAGCCCGAATCGGGGATATTGTCGTAACCGATTAGCACCGTACCAGGGCGCGGCGCGAATGACAGGTTGGCTGCGGCCAGATCCTGCGCCATGGCCGATTCCAGCTCCATAAGAAAATCGCGATACAGCGCCGTTGTGTCAAACCCCTTGGCCTCGAAATATTTGAGCTTGGTCATCAAGACCATTACGCGGTCGGGATAAATGCACGTATCGTTATCGGCCGTAAAGCTGTTTTGGACAACGCCAGACGAGTTGTACACCCAGCCCTTGCTGCGGTATTCAAAGCCCAATAGCTCGCCTGCGTTCATTCCAGGCCATATTTGGAAATACTGGCCGAGCAGACGCCAACGGATACGCGGGCCGGTGCTGATATAACCGCTGAGCAGCCATTCCCATTGCTGCGGCGACTCAGGGCCCAGCATTTCCCAGCGCTTCGATTTGTCCCAATGGGTGCGGTTGACCGTGCTGTAGTAATCCGTTGGAAGGTCGTATTTCACCTTCTGAAAAATCACCTGGCCATCGATGACGGTCGCCGTTGTTTGGTAATTAAGCGTTACCGAGGTCGGGCCTACCGAGGTGATGTAGGTTGCATTGGGAATGCCGACGCCCTGAACCTGGTAAGCCGTTGATAGCCCGGCCGTCGATGCCAGGCCCGTTATCGCGGCCACACCGTTTACCCAAGAGCCGGTTGCGGTGGTCGCTTCGGTGTAAAACGTGTGCTGCCGAGTCAGTTCGCGCCATTCAGATCGACGAAGCAGCTCATAACCCGATGCGTTCATCAGCGCCAGTAACTGCACGGTTTCCTGGCTTTGGTTGCCGGCTACCGTGCTCGGGGTAGGAATGCCCAATTCGTTTGTGCATTCCTGGATGAGCTGAATCATCGTGCTGCCCATAACTATCCCTCAGTTGCGAGTTCTTTCGGCGGTCGCCCACGGCGCCGCGGTTCGTCGCCACCCATCAGCTGCGCCATTTGCGCCTGCAGGGCGGCCAGTTGTTTCTTGGTGTCCTCGAGCTCAGCGTTCGCCTCGGATCGGTTCCTGCGCTGCAAATACATGCGCGCGCGCTCACGCAACCCCGTACCGCCCATGCCGACGCGCTGCAGCTGCGAATCCGACGCCAGGGCGAGCTGCTCGATGGTCATAAACTTGAGGATCGACAGCTCGGCGATCTGGTCGCGTGTGATTTCCTCGGGCGCATCTGCCAGCCATTGCGAAAACGGCGTCCCAATCGTTTCGGCCGCTTCCTGGTTCTGCTGCATCTGGTAATACAGCCATTGCCGCGGAAAACGCTCTCGATGATGGTCGCGAGCCGGCTGTTCGATGATGTTGGTTTTGTCGCCAGGCGTCTGAATGCGGATATACACCTTGCCCTTGTTGGGATCGGCGTCTTTCGCAAAAAACTCAACATGCAGCTGGGCATCGGCGTTGTTGATATCGCTATCAAGAGGCATTTTCCTTTCTCCTGTGGGGATTGGGGTTACAGGTTGTTGACCTGGGTAACGGTACAAATAACCGAGGGAATCGCCGGCCATACGCTTGTGGCGCTGGCCGCTTGTAAAACTACGTCCGTGTCATCGCTGGACCACATCAATTCTACATAATTGGTCGCTTCCAGCTGAATAACAAAATTCCAGGCGGCAACCAGCTCTGCAGCCGTGCCCTGGATAACCATTTTGCTTGCCGTATTCGGCACGTTACTGCCGTTTTTGCGCAGCCAAATGTAAATTGCCGCCGCGGCGCCCGAGGTTTTGTCGAGCTGCGCAGAAAATTGGATGTTGTACACGCCCTGCTCACTTACCACCAGGCGCGAGGTTGGCGATCCGCGCGATACCCCGTTTGCTTCGTCGGTGGTGTTGAACGTCATTGCATAAGCGGTGTTGATCGATGCAATGGTTTGCGTTGTGGTGTCCGAAAACGCGCCGTAGTGCAGGATCGACACCGCCGAGTTGTAGCCCTGCAGCCCTTCCCATTGGCTGCTGCTTACCGCTGCAAAAACCGCGCTGCACCCGATATTGATTGTTGACGTAGATCCGCCATCGATTTGTGACGCAGCTTCATACGGATAGACTGTTAACGCATTGGCCCCAGAATTAGTTATCCAAATCAGCTCGCCCATCTCGGTCGGCGGCAGTTTGACGCCTGCGCCAGATCCCGTTGTGGTGACGTTGTTGTAAACGTACGTGATCGCGGTTGCGTTGCCCGCGGATGTGCCGGCAGCCGCTATTGCAGCATTCCCGTCGCCACAAATGGAAACGGTCGAAAGCTGTGAAATGCCAGATCCGAGAACGCGAGAAGGAATGGCCATTACGCGGCCATTTTGCGTTCGCGTCTGACGCGCAAGATTTCGGCGATCAGACCAGGGCCATGAGCGTTGATATTTACGTCGGACATGACCTGATAAATCTTCTGGAATTCGTTGGCCTGTTGCGCCATGGCCATGTTGCAGCTGAATTTGCGGCCATCTGGACCACCGACAAACACATCGATGGTTTGGCCTGCCAGGTCGCCCGTAAACCGCTTAACGCCATCGGCGCGGTTACAGCTGTCGTACCCATACAGCTCAAATTTGCGGTATCCCAAAATGTAGCCGATGTTGATGGCGCGCAGCCCTGAGGTGGTGCCGCCGCCGATCGCCAGTTTCCCTGGGCCGATCGCCTGCATTTCTGGACCTTCTGCCCAGGAATGCCACAACAGCACCTTTTTGCTTTTCAAGTAATCAAACGTGGACGGCGGACACCTCGAGGACGGCATGTACACCGTATGGTCGTTTAACCGCTGTATACCGCTTGTGCGGTCACGCGGATCGAGGTTAACCCAAAGGTCCGGCTCTACCCCGTTTTCGACCAGGAAATCGTGTGCGGCCTTTATAGCCACAATCGGGCGCCCTACTGCCTGCTGCGCCTTAATCGAATTGATGAAATCGGGCATTGACCACCCGCTCGCCACCAGCACCATGGTTCCATCGTGTTTGATGGGAGCGAGGGTCAATTCTGGTAGACCACGGGCCAGGGCGGAACGGATATTGGAGCAAAGCTCCTCTGCCGTGCCCGCTGCCTGGACCGTGATCTCCAGGGGTTGCATTACGCGTTGAGTCCCGTGAACACGTGCGGATAACCCGCAACGCATGTGGGAGCCGACGCCGATGCAGCCGAGGTCGTCGCCACCAGGCCCGCGATCAGACCAGCCGTGACGGTCGCATCGTCGAGCGATCCAGCCGTCGAGGTGGTGAAGAGCGGGACATTGGGCTGGCAGGCGATCAACACGTTCACACGCGGCTTACCGCCCAGCTGCACCCAGCCATACGAAGCTGAGGCAATGGACGTTTGAGCAAAGCCAACGGCTTTGCTTTGCGCCGAGTTGGTCGTGGTGAGCGGAACAACGGTGTTATCCACACGGACGGAAACCGCCATGTAGGTAGAAACCGTCGAAGCCGCCTGCACGTACACAGCCTGGCCGCCATCGTTCAAGTTGACCGTCGTGCCGGTCGCAAACGAGGGCGAGGTGTCGGTGTAATCAAGCGCCACACCGATCAATGCGCTAGTAGAAATTGACATTGAAGCGCCCCCTTAATCAATCAACACGCCTTGGAATTGGCTGCCCGAACAGGTCAAGTTTCCTGCCCAGCCAATCAATTTCACAATGGCGTCTTGGTTAACGGCCTGGCGCTCGCCACCGATCGGAACGAAATTACGATCCTTGTGGGGGCGGAACATCAGGTACTTGGTGTTGAGGAACCACATGTGGTTCGCGTTACCCGAGCCCGAATTGTAGGTCGAGGAACCGATACCACCGTCGAGCACAACATCCGATGCCATGCCGGCGCCGTAGTACTTGAGCGAGGCAAAGCCTGCGCCAGCCATGCCCGAGCCAGACTCGGTGATGCGCTGGATGGCTTGCAGCGACTGCAAGTAATAGCGGTAGTAGTTGTTGTCCGCAACGATCAGATCCGGCTTGTCGGTGCC